AACAAATCAACCTCCTTTTTTAGTAACTAACTTACACAATCCCAGAAACAATCTGGACAAAACGCGGACTCAAAATAATGTCCTCTGTCTGATAGAATTGTTTCGTGAAATACCCTATCACAGTTACATTTAATAACTGTAATTATATTTCTTGGTACATCATAAACAGGTATGTTCGTATAAAGTTTATAAAAGTTTTCTCCTTTTATAAGTCTTGAGGTAACATCTACCTCAACTACTACCTCTGATGTTCTATTAGTAACAACACCTCTGTAAGTATTGTTTTTGTCTTTAAACTCTACATAAGATCCTATTTGTACAGAATCTTTAGTAAGTGTATTATTCATATTCTCCTTTTGTGTATTGATCTATTATATGACAAATTTTTTATAATGTAAAGTAACAAATAAAAAAAGTTGTAATTTGTAAGTACAGAACTTTTACATGTATGGTACTTACACAATTACAACTCTTAATTAATACTGTAAGTAGTCATAAAAAAATTATCATCATTTTTATATAATTTTTTGTCTTGACTACTAACACAGTTCTTACAAAAAATAGTATCGTAAATACAATATATCCACTCATCTTCTGTAAAACTGTAGTTACAGTTTTCACACATAATCAACCTCCTAAATCTATTATATCACATAATTAAAAATTTGTCATATAAGAATAATTTAATTATGTCATAAAGATGTAGTAAGTTTATTAAGTAAAGAGAGAGAGTATCTGATCGTATGTAATCCCTTTTGTGTACGCATCACAACCCTAATCAACCTCCCTCTTTTTGCTTAACAAGAAAAAGGAGGATAACAATATCCTCCTTTTTCGTTTAAGTGTATGAGCTATTGCTAGTCCATACAGATTATTTAGTTACTTGTTTTTTTGCGTAAGTCTTAATAACTGATAAAGCTGCAGATCCTCCAGAAATTGCTGCAAGTTGTAAAGCGGATGCATCAACGCCAACAAGTGGGCTAATTGTTAATGCTCCGATAAATGCCTCGCAGAAAGTCCAGAAGGCTCGCTCTAACATGTCTTTTAGATCTTCTGACATATCACTCCTCTTCTATTGTTCTTGTCTGTATTCTTTTAAATTGTGGACACTTTTTATTAATACAAACAAAGATCTTATTAATAAGTTCTATTTTAGTTCCACAGGAACTACATTTTAAATTCATTAGAGGAATCTAGTTTGCTTGCATACCTTTAAGTATGATTGTTTCTCTTAGTGCTTTTATTTCCTTTTTAAGAGTTTGGATCTCTTTTGATAGAATATTCATAATATCCTCCTGACTATTAGAAACTATTTCAGTATTGTTTAAATCTTTCTTATCCATTGTGCCATCGTAATCTATATAATCTATCCATACTTCCTCTCCAGATAGAATTGCGTCCCTTATAGGTGGATATATGGACTTGTAGGCCGCTACAGAACTACCTATAAAGTTATCCTGTGAGGTTTTTCCGACCAAGAGGCAGCCTGCGGTATCATCATCGCTGTTGCCAACATGGATTAGCACATCTGTAAAATCTTTGATGTTGTTTACTAAGAGCATGCCTTTGTGAAATTCTTGTCCATATTTAGCTAAATAGCGGTTATGGAAACCGCCATGTCCTTTTAGAGTTAATTTATATGATCCTGATGGGATTCTAGTTTCTCCCCATACTTTAGTAGTTCTAGCTTCATCTTCAAGAGTATAGCATAAAAAGGATCGGACATTATCAGTTACATCAAACAACATACCATTAGTAAAGTCTTCAGAACTGTTAAATCTTAATACTTCTAGTTTCATTATTTACCTTATAACCTTAATATAGTCCCACTTCTCTTCTCCTCCAATTACAAAAGTAAGCATTCCTGATCTTGACTTATCTCCCTTAGTATTCTCAAACCACTCAGATCCAGAGTCTAAAGTAGGTGCTTGTAAAATGAGTCTGTCTGAACTTTCATAAGCAGAAAAATAATGGTAATGACCATGAAGAATAATATCACTATCTGCTATTGGATTTCTTGAAAATGCTTGATCTGATACCCACTTTCTAGATTTTGCTTGAGAATTAACTCCGCCACGCATTTGGTGCCCATGAAGTATAGATATTACTGTATTTGATACCTCAAAAGTTAAAGACAATTCGTTATCTGGGATCATAAACAATAACCTATCTTTATAAGCTGGTGCCTCTTGAAAGATCTCCTGTAACTCCTCTGCTAACATCACATCTTTATTATCTGCGAAAGTTGTATAGGATCTACCACTTCTACGATTTTCGCCATGATTACCACCAATAAAAGCCACTAAGCCTTTACTAAACATTGGCATGATCTCTTTAATAATTGTATAAATCATCCTCCTAGCTACTTTTTGTTGTGATCTTTCATCTAAAATAGTTGTAAATTCTTGCATGGAGTAGTGGTTGCTGCATGATTCTACTAAATCGCCAAGACCTGCGAAGAGTACCTGATCTATTGTTTCTGTTTTCTGTAGTTTCTTGATCTGATCTTTAATTTTAGGAATATAAGTAATAAAACGATCTATAGAATCCTCTGTACCCTCTTTACCGATCTGAAAATCACTTAATGCTATTACAAAAGTTAGAGAATCCTTACTTACTTTCTTTTTTTGTGGTGGTTTTTTACTGCCAGCTAGTTTTATAAGTTTTTTAACCTCTTCATCTGGTAAGTGTTTATCTGAAGAGATGATCTTAGCTTTAAAATAATAAAGTCTTTCTATATTGCCATTTCCTATATTAGAATCCCAAAATCGTATTTCTGCAGTATCTTCTAAAACTTTGTACTTATGTGAATCTTTACCAAAATAGGATCTTAACTGTTCATCCCAATTTATGCTATTTTTCTTCTGTGGAGAACTTACGATCTCTCCTGATTTAGTAGAGTTTTTGTAAGATACAGAAGGCTCAAAACCTTTAGGATGATCTACTTTCTTTCTAGTTTGTCTAGGATCTCTGTCCTTAACTGTTTTATTATATTCTTCTAGATTATTTGATTCTACCATCTCTGTAATCCTTAAAATATCTTCTAACTGAGTTGTAGTTTAAGTGTTTAAAGTGTTCGTAAGTATCTACAAGATATTGTGCTGCAACAGTATCAGAAATGTATTTTTCTTCTGCGTCTTTAGCAACTTTAAGGAATATTTCTCTTGCGTCTGGATCATCTAATATAAACCTTTTAGACGCGTATTGACCTGTTATTCTTTTGCCCTGTCTTGTAGAGTAATTGTATAATTCGTTCATTATTCAACCTCCTATAAGTCTAGGTTAGGTAGGTATTATGACAAAATTTATTCTTTTAAGTGTTTAGGTTTTTTTATAAGCCCTGTTTTTTGTATTTTTCTATAATGTGATTTTTTTAATGCAGCTAAATGTTCGTTATAATCGTATTGATCTATTACATCCCAATCAACATTATCATAATCAATTATTTCATAATTACTTTGAAAAATACTGTGATGTACTTCAAAAACATGTAAAAGAGGAGTTCCTTTAGGTATTTGTAAAGCTTCGTTCTCTTTTAAATCAAAAAATGCGAAAATATTCATTAAAGACCATGCAGAAGTGTCCATAATGCCTTCTGAAAATGTTATTTTGTTATTTGGTAAATAAAATGGATTTTTAATTATTGTTAAATATCCTCTTTCTGTAGTAATTCTGTATGGAAAGTGAAATTTAACAGCATAGTTATTTAAAAATTTACCTATTAATTGTTCTGTGTTCATTTGTTCAAAATTTAGACTTGTAAACCCTTTTTTCTGACTATCTATAGCGATTAATTTATATTCTCCATTGTGTTTTATATTTTGAATTAATAGATCATCCCATGCAGGTAAAGTATATCCTATTTTAAGATAGTCAAGAACAACAGGGCATTGTTTAATTGTTGGAATAGATCTGTTATAGTTTTCAAAATCGTAGTAATGTTGCTCAATCTTTGATACCTTACATTCTTTTCCTGTTTTGCATATTTTACATATTATTTCATGATCTCCCTTTTGCATTTGTGGAATTATTTTATTGAATTGTAAATTAGGATCTATACTTCTAGGATAATTTTTCCAACTATCAGGCATAGAATCTTCATAAGAAATTGGATCAGGAATATTAGGTAATATTTTATAGATTTTCATTATCTAATTATAATAAATTAGGTACTGTTTCTATTAAATATCTACCCAATCTGATGAAGTTACAACACCCTCAGAGTTTTCAGTTAATACAAGTTCTTGCTCATTACCTGTATCTAAGTTCCATCTATTGTTTGCGTTTGTTAAATGAGTAAAACTAGCAGAAGTTTTTATAGTAGATTCTTCAGCCACAGGATTATATTTTGTATATCTACAACCTACTGCAGTTTCTTTAGTATCTACCTCTATATGATCATTACTTGTGCTAAATTTTCTTTCAGTTCCATTTTCTAAAACTTCAATTAGATCACTTTTAGGAACTACATACCCCTCTGCAATGTTACCTACAGTTATTTTCATAAAATATCTTTGTGCCATTTTATATCTCCTTAATTGTATTCCAACACATATAAAGTTACTGTACCATTTCTTGATGTTTGTAAAGTATTAAAATAATTAGCTACCTTAAATTCTACATTAGTTGTACTTGTTAAATCACTTTCAATTCCTAAAGTATTTCCTGCTGCTCTCTTTCTAACATTAGCATTAGCAGTTTGTACATTTGGTTGCCCAAAAGATCCTGAAACTAGAACTGTTTTTGATAAATCTACTGCTGAAATAGTTGAGCTAGATGTTGAGTTATATCCAATAGTTTTAGATACTTCCTGAATACTTTTTACAGGAGAACTTGCAGCTTGTGGAAAAATAAATCTACCCATTAAACATACTCCAACACATATAAAGTAACAATACCATTACTTGAGCCTTCTAAAGTGTCATTATTATCCGTTGTTACGAATTGAACATTAGTGGTACTTGTTAAATCACTATCACAACCATAAGCCCAACCATAACTCCTCTCTCTAACTCCTGCATTCATTTGTACAGAAAAAGGATTTTGAAATGATCCTGCTACTAAAACTGTTTTACTTAAATCAACTGCTGAGATAGTGCTATTTGTTGTTGTATTTTTAGGCATACTAACAGAAACTTCCTGAACACTATTTACAATACTTGCTCCTGCCTCAGTTATAAATCTACCCATTATTTTATACCATAAACATTTACTGTAGCTCCTGTACCATCAGAAGAAGTTACAACAACAGATCTACCAGCTTCAAGAACTATGTTAGTTCTTTCTAATACCTGTTTTGTAGTAAGAGAAGTATCATCCTCAATCAAATCCAACGAGTCAAAGGTGCCATCTGTTTCATTAGGTATAGCTAAATCTATAGTTTGTGTAGATCCAGATATACTTGCAATATTTATATTAATAACTGCTAATGTGCTAGATGGTACTGTATAAACTACCAAATCTGCACCTGAGCTACTTGATGTAATTACTGCTTGTCCTAAAACTCCACTTGCCATATTTTTTCTCCTTTATCCATTTGCAGCGAAAAATAATCTACTGCTATTTAAACTTATTGTACTAGCTATCTGACTAGGATTAACTTTCTTTGTTGCTGATCCTGATGCATCATACAATATAAGAAAATCGTTACCTGTATCAACTGTAATACTTGTTCCATCTGTTAATCTTGTAGGATCTACAACAAGACTAGGAGTACCTGAAACCGCTCCACCATTAAGACCAGAAGTAGCAGAAGTAGTAATACCCTCTATATCTCCTGTTTCTGCGGAGATCCACGCCGCCCCGCTCCACGCCTTAATTAAATTGTCTGTTGTATCGTAAAAAATGGTGCCTTCAACTTTATTAGTAAGAGCACTATTTGCTGCTGTTTCATTAGCGAAAATAAATACTATTGAATCTTGTATATCTTGGAATCTTGCCTCTG